GAGTCATTTGTGTAGTAGGTTCACCAATAGATTGAGCTGCAATCATACCAACCATTTCTCCAGGAGCTACAATAGCATTTTTATAAATACTAACAATTGTATCTAGTAATACCTCTGTTGCTTTTCTATTAAAGCGTTTTACTAATAAAAGTTCTTTCGGAGATAGGTAGTAAAAGAACATTACTTTAAATAACTCGGTAGGAGGAGCATAATGAATATTTTCCATTTTTTTATACATAGTTTCTAATAATTGATATGTTTCTAGAGGAGTAATATCAACCATGGAATTTTTATTAATGTTTTGTAAACCTTGGATATTGTTAATAATATGCTGAAAAGCAACTGGGATTTTAATTTTTTTGCTGTCAGTATATTTAAAGATATTTTTAACAATTTCATCTCTTTTTTCAATCATATAGTCAATATATTTTTGATTCAATTCAATTAATTCTTGTTTTTGTTTTTTCATACGATTAGACGCTCCTTTAGTGTATGGAGTGGAAAATACACTATTGGCTTCATTTTCATTAGGCATATGGAAATGAGCATATATTTCTTCAAGACTCATACTAACCAAGGGTAATATTTGATCTTCCACTCTTACAGTATCAATACCATCATCTCCATAATTAAATTGCACTACCTTTTGTTTATTATTTCTAACCGTCATGTCATATTCAACCTTTAAATCTTCTAGACCTTTAATCAATCTTCTTTGAATGTAACCAGTTTGAGATGTTTTAACTGCTGTATCAATCAAACCAACACGACCACCCATAGCATGGAAGAATAATTCTTCTGGGGATAAACCCGAAATGAAAGAACTCTCTACAAATCCTCTAGCTGTGGGAGAATCATCGTATTTTGTATAATGAGGTAAAGTTCTGTTTTCAAAACCGTATGGAATACGCTTACCATCAACAGTTTGTTGTCCTAAACAAGAAATCATTTGTGAAATATTAATATCACTACCTTTAGAACCAGCATTAACCATAATCACAAAACGGTTTCCTTTATCTAAACTTTTACGACCTATTTTACCTGCTTCTGATGTGGCATTATTTAATACATTAGTTACTTGCGTTTCAAATTCTTCTTCATTTGTTTTTCCAGTTTTATTTTCAAAAATACCAAGATGAGTTTGGTCAATTAAATTTTTAACTTCTTGTTTTTTCTTAGTAATTGTTTGAGCAATTTTTTCATTTGTGCTAGTATCTGCTATTAAATCACTAATTCCTACACTAAACGCACTTGTTTTCATGTATTCAGTAATAATATTTTGCAAATCATCTACAAAATCAGCAGAAGCCATATTTCCAAAATAATTACAAATTCTCTGTAATAATCCATTGCTTCCACCTAATACTCCTTTTTCCATTTGTCCTCTTTCATATTTACCTCCAACGATTTCTACCACATGGTTAGACTTTTTAAAATCTTCACCACTATCACTAAAATATTTATTTCCAAATTTCATTGTTAATGGTGGCATTATTTGGGATAGTATATCAAAATTACTTATTTCTTTTTTTCCTATTAATGCTTCTGTATTTATTTTATTAAAAGACATCAATAGATTCATAGCTTGTAACTGATTAAATTTAATATCTTTTCTTGTAAAACGATAAGCACCTAACATTGAATCTTGGAAAATACCAATTATCGATGAATTATTAGCAGGACTTACAATCTGGTATGGAACTGCAGCTAAACCTTTTAATTCTGCTTCAGATTCTTCATCTTGTGGCATATGTAAATTCATTTCATCACCATCAAAATCAGCATTATAAGGTTTAGTATCAGCTACATTCATGCGAAATGTATCACCCTTATGCATAATTACTGCAATATGACACATCATACTCATTCGATGTAAAGTAGGTTGACGATTAAATAATACACCATCACCATCCATCATATGTCTGTGAACAATGTCACCATTTTCTAGTTGAATATTTAATCTATCAGCATATCGCAATGTAATTTGCTCCCCATTCTTTTTTTCAAGAATCTTTGCTCCTGGCCATTCATCTGGTCCATTTCTTACTAGTTTTAACAGAAATTTCTTATTATTTTTATTTACTGTTACTGGTTTTGTGATATTTTTAGCGACTTTCAAAGGAATTCCTAATTCTCTAATTGAAAGATTAGGGTCTGGTGTAATTACTGAACGAGCTGAAAAATCTACACGCTTTCCCATAAGATTTCCTCTTACACGACCACCTTTTCCATTCAATCTCTCTTTTATAGATTTCAAAGGGCGACCTGAACGCTGAGCTACTGAAGCTACACCAGGAATCTTATTATCTACTTGGGTTGCTACATAATATTGTAAAACTGTATGCCAATCATCAATAATATTGGAACTAGCATTTTCTTGTAATTTCTCTTGAAGTGTTTTATTTGCCTTAATAATATTTACTAAAATATGGCTGATATCATCTTCACTTCTTTGTTGACCATCCATTTTAATAGAAGGTCTAACAGCTGGAGGGGGAACTGCTAAAACTTGACATATCATCCAATCTGGTCTTGAAAATACTGGACTAAAGCCCATAAAATTCACATCATCATCGGATATTCTTCTAAAAATTTTTAGCACAATCTCAGGAGTTAATTTCATATTTAATTTATCTTTATCATCCTCCCCCAAACCATTAATATTATCCCATTCAGCAAATAGAGTAGCTAAACCTTCTTTTTTAATTTTTTTGGGTTGTAAACATCCACATCCATCACTAATATCATCTCCACAACGCGTAATATTACTTGCACTTGCTAATTTAAAAACATAATTCCATCTATCTTCTGCATTCATTTTTAATGCTTGTTTGTGTGACTCTTTGGATATTTTTAGTTTACTACATTTAATACAAACACATCGTAAAATTTTCATTATAGTATTTAAATATTGGATGTAAAATACGGGACGAGCCAATTCAATGTGTCCAAAATATCCAGGAGTTTCCATATAATCTAAACCATCTGTAGGACATATTAATCCAGGTTCTAAAACACCCATTCGTGGATCAAATAATCCACCAATTACAGGTTTATTATTTATATATGTGTCTCGTGATGTAATTTCGGCTACAGAACCCTTACGAATTTCATCTGGACTCAATATACTAAATTGAATACCTATTATTTTTGAACTTTGTTTTTTAGGAATCGTTTCTCCGGATTTAGTTGCCATGCTTCCTTATAATATTATATTATATTTAACTTGTTTTTTTTCATCAATTTTTATTTTTAATATATTTATTAAAAAAATTGAACTTACAATTTAAATATAATTTAAGTTATATATTATACAATGGTTCACACAAAGGACAAATCAACAAAATCTCCTAAAAAAGTTATGGAAACTCGCTCCAAAAAAGATAATAAACGCTTGAAGAAAAACTCGGATTCAGACAGCAGTGATAATGATGATGATATGAGTACTCATAGTGATTCTGAAAGTGAGGAAGAAATGGACATGCATGAATATAGAAAGTTTGTCCAAAAAATATTTCCTTCCAAATATCTTAAAAATAAAATTAAGGAAGGAGAGAAAGAAAAAACAAATAAAGTTAAAAATAAATCTAAATCATCTTCTAAGGTAAAAGAAGAAGAAGAAACTGAAAAACCTAAATCCAAAAAAAATAAAAAGTCAAAGGTAAAGGTGATAGAAGAATCTGAAGAAGAAGAAGAGGAAGAAGAAGAAAGTGAGTATGAAACGGTGGATGAAGATGAGGAGGAGGATGAAGGAAAGGGAAGAAAAAAAGGAATTAATATTATATTTACTATTGGAGATCCTTTATTGGATGAAGATGATAGTGAATTTGATGACGAAGATGATAGTGATTATGAAGAGGAAGATGATAGTGAATATGAGGAAGAAGATGAAGAAGAAAGTGATGAAGAAGAGGAGGATGAGGATGGTGAAGGACCAAAGAAAAAGAAGAATAAAGAGGAAGACCTAGAAAAACAACAAGAAACTATAAATGAAATAAGGAAAACATTTGAAGGTATTTTAGAAAAAGATAAAACCAATAAAATAGCTTTAGATGGATTAAAAGATTTGGAACAAAAAGAGAAGGCACTAAAAAAATCACAAGAAAAGAAATTAAAAGGAACAAAGTTAAAGAATGTGAAGAAATTTAAAAATTTAATTAATAAGAAGTCACTTATGAATGATTATAAATATTTTAAAGATAAATTATCTCTGGAGGAACAGGAAAAAATTATAAATGAAGTCGAAGAATTGAATAAATTTAGTATTGTCCAAAAGCCATATAGATTAACTCTTTTAGAATCAACTATTCCTACTAATCTCAAATCAATTGCTCTTAATAAAATTGCTTCTTTGAGATATATGGATCCTGGAAATGGTGAATATTATAAAATTAAAACTTGGGTTGATACTTTCATGCAAATCCCATTTAATAACTATAAATCATTACCTATTACTATTGACAATGGGGTAGAAGAATGCCAATCTTACATGGAAAAATCAAAGTCTATGTTAGATGAAGCTGTTTATGGATTAAATGATGCTAAGATGCAAATTATGCAGTTAGTTGGTCAATGGATTGCAAATCCCAAAGCAGTTGGAACGGCTGTTGCAATTAAAGGACCTATGGGAACTGGAAAAACTACTCTTGTAAAAGAAGGTATCAGTAAAATATTAAATAGAGAATTTGCCTTTATTGCTCTGGGTGGAGCAACTGATAGTAGTTTTCTAGAAGGTCATGGTTATACATATGAAGGGAGCACTTGGGGTAAAATTGTAGATATTTTGGTTAAGACAAAGTCAATGAATCCTGTTATATATTTTGATGAGTTGGATAAAATCAGTGAAACACCTAAGGGTGAGGAAATTGCTGGAATTCTAACACATCTTACAGATACATCCCAAAATAGTGAATTTCATGATAAATATTTCTCTGAAATTGATTTTGATTTAAGCAAGTGTTTGTTTATCTTTAGTTATAACGATGAATCTAGAGTAAATCCAATTTTATTAGATAGAATGTATAAGATTCAGACACAAGGATATGAAAAGAAGGATAAGAGAGTAATTAGTAAACAATATCTAATTCCAAAGATTAGGGAACAAGTTAATTTCAAGGAAGAAGATATTATTATTCCAGATGAAACAATTGATTATATTGTGGAAACTTATACAGAGAAAGAAAAAGGTGTAAGAAATTTGAAAAGATGTTTGGAAATTATTTATACTAAGTTAAACTTGTATAGATTAATGAAGCCTGATTCAAAATTATTTGAAAATGAAACTACTCTTAAAGTAGAATTTCCATTTACAGTTACATCTGAAACTGTTAAAAAATTGATTAAAAAGGATGAACCAAATATGAGTCTAGCTGGATTATATATCTAAAAATATATAAAGATTATTAGATACTATTATTAAATGAATAATGAAGTGATACTTTATAGAAAAAATTTTTTTATTGAAATGAAAAATTCATTAATGCATTATAATTCACAAATAGATTCATTAATGAAGGATAATAAAAATTTGATTTTTTTTTATAATAATTTCGATTTGATAGAAAAAAATTCAATGAAACAAGAAAATACGAATTTTTTAAAGTCATTAAAATCTAAAATAGACAATAATAAATATCTTATTTCTCTCATAGATGATTTTTTAAAAGATAATTGTAAACATGAAATTATTGAGGATTATATTGAAGGTGGAGTCGAAAAAGAAATGATAAAAATTAAATATTGTAAACATTGTGAAATAACATTTTAATATTTTAATATTATATATAATGTGCTTTAGTTTTGAAGTAAGTATAGGAACTTTTATAACTTCCTGGGGTATTTCACTTTATTTACTTAATAAAAAAAAATTAAATAGTCAACAAATAAATGATATTTATTTTTTAATGATTTTTTCTACTATGCAATTAGCTGATGCTATTTTATGGTTTATTAAAATGAAAAAAAATATTATTAATTATATAGTTACATCTTTATTTATACCTTTAATATTATCAGCTCAAATACTATTTAATTTGTATTATCGTAATAAAGTAAAATATTTACTATTAAATATTTTAGGTATATTTGGTATAATTTATATATTTTTCAGATTTAATGGATATTCTACATCAATATGTGATAATTACTTAACATCACCTATATGGGCTTCAAATGAAATAAAATTTTGGGAATTTTTAATGTTTGCTCTACTAATTTTTTATCCTAAGCTTGATGATTTATTTTTACTTTCTGTCATTTTTATTTTTTTTCCTTTATTGTATATTTTTATGGATGGTGCCTATGGCTCTTTATGGTGTGCAATAGCTAACATTATGGCATTTAAATATTTACTCACTTATTAATTCATAAAACATTTTTGAATTTCTTCTTTTCTTTCAGGAGAATCGTCTATAAATTTTTCTTGTTCTACTTTCGCCATAATAGCATATATAGTGCGTCCGTGTATTTTTGCAATTTTCTCAATAGGTAGATTTAATAATTCATATTCTCTCTGTAAGCGTATTATTTCAGGAATGTTCCATTTTTTTCCATTTCTTTTACACATTTTATTTAATTAAAAAATAATTTTTATATCGTTTAAAATTATTTTTTATTTAATATTCGGCAGGAGCCATTGTGCGATTTCCTCCGCGTTGATTGATATAATCTACTTGCTCTTGAGTAATGCAAGCACAACCAGTACTAGAGGTATATGTAGAAGGGCAACATTCGGGTTTAAATTTGTTATCAGCAAACATAAATAATTGGCCTTCTGGTAAAGGAACAGGGGTTCCAGAATATTGGGAATATTTTGATCTTTGTTCACTATATCCCATATCTTTGGCATATTGATTGGCCTTATTTTGCCAATTTAATGCTTGGCCTGCACCCATTTGCCATTCAACAGGAGCACCCATCATAGCCATACCTTCTATTAAACCAATTTTGCTACAAGAACATAATAAGTGAGTCCCTAAAATAGCACCAACTATTAAACAGATGATGATTACTTCAAGTCTACATTGGAATCCAAACAATTTCATTTCCATATTTATATATATTTTAAATATAAAAATTATATTAATGCCTTAATTAAACTAATGTTTTCTAAATCTAAAAATTTATCAATACAACTATTATAATCATAATATTTTACACCATTTATATTAAAAGTTTTTTTATCTGTTATTAAATGGTATATTTTCTTTACTTTTATACTTTCCCCATACATATCTAAAGTAGCATACATTCCTAAATCCGAATCACAAATATGTATATTCGGTCCGCATTTTATATTTTGATTATTTTCTAAACTATAATTCTTTATATCTAAATCATCTGCTTTGATTTCCACAATTCCAACCACTCTTTCTCCATATTTTAATACATCATTTACCTTTATATCTTTAATTTTTACGCTATGTCCATCAAACATTTCAATACTAGTATTTTCTTCAAAACCTCCATCAAGATATTTATGTATATCACCTAAATTAAATGATTTTGGCAAATATTTATCACATTTAGATTTAATTTCATCTATTTCATTTTTATCTAATTCATCATAATCTCCAAATATCAAATCATTTATTTTAATTGTTTTATTTGATGTATTTATACAATATACCTTTTCATAATTTTTATCCATTAGTTTACTTTCTGGATGATTTTTTACTTTTATCCATTCATTATTGAACTTTACTTTATGTTCACCGGTACAATATATTTTGTCTAATTCATATATTTCATCTAAACAAGCCATTTCCATAAAAGCAGTTACCATATTATCTTCTTCTAATATCATTCCCACTTTTAGATTTTTCATTTTAATTTTTTCACCATTTTTCAGTATTAAAATTGTATTTCCATCGAAACAGGATGGTATTCCTGGTAATGGATTAACAAATTTCTTTAAAATCATCATATCAATTATCCAAACTAATAGTGCCATTACTAAAATAGCTATAAATAGTGCTAGTAAAGGAATTGCAAAAGGTAAACCTAATCCAAATGGAATTACAAATAAAACTATTATTATAGCTGCTAAGGAAAGCAATATTCCTATTACTATTTCAACTATTCCTGTTACTGCAGCCATTATTGTTTCAAATGTCCCAAATAAAGTAAACACTCCTGCTGTCATTACAGCTTGAGTCTGGTGAAACATATTTTTAATTTTTATCAAAATTACTTGAAGAGGAATTAAAAAATTTAAAATTCTTCCCATGATATCTTCAGATACCCCTGCTATTGCCTTTCTAACACTATCTAAAACTTTTCTTATTGCTTGCACAGCCTCACCTATTAAATTCATTACCTCTGTTAACATATTTACTAAATAATAAAGCGGAGCTAAAAATATGTTTATAATGTCTGTTAAAATATTGTAAATACAATTATTAAAATTAGATGCGGTAAATTCAAATGCAGTTTGATTATCCGGTTTATTTATTAATCCTGCAAAAGGTATTACACTTGGATTACATCTTTGATTTAACCAATCTGCTTTGATAGGTTCTATATGATTAAGAATATAGAAATAGGAAATAGCTACAAAAAATACTAAAATTAATATTAATGTTAACCATAATGATCCTCCATATTTTTCTAAAAAACCTGCTTTGCTATATATTTTATTTATTACTTCAAAAATAGAATTACTCATATATTTTAATTGTATAATAAATAAAATGAATTAAATTTTTAATTTTGACATAAATCTTACCATTCCCCCCGGTGGACCAGCCCATCCTGCTTCCATTGTCATCACAGAACCTTGTAATATATACAACATTGTTACGACAGTTCCTATTGTTTTTGCCACCATATCTTTCATTTTTATTAATAGATATTGAAATTGGGTTAATATATTTAAAAATACCCCAAAAATACTTTGAATTATACTTGTTATAAAATTTCTTAATACATTAAAAAATGATCTTACAAATTGTATAGCATCCATGAATTCTCCACTTATTCCTCCCATAACATTCATTAAATAGTCCATTGGCGATAATAAATAACTCATAAAATCCATTTGCATATTCTGAATACAATAAGTAAAATTTTGTCCAGCATCATGACCAAATGTGCCAGCAAAAGGCATTACTGTTGGATTACATCTATATTCTGGCCAATTATTTTGTATATTTTTTATACCTACTGCTAAAATATTATAAAAATACATTCCAACAAATATTAAAATTATTAAAATTGCATAAGTAATATCACTTGATCTCATATTAATTTATATTGTTATTTTATTTTTTAGTTTTTCTCTTCTTTGTTCTTTTGGATTTCTTACTTCTTCTTCTTTTTGTTTTTCTTCTTTTGGTTTGTTTCCTCTTTTTTCTTCTTGATTTTCCTCCACTCATACATGCCCATGTTTGATTAGGTCCTACTAAACCTGACCCATTACATGTCCCTCCTCCTGCTTGTGGATTACATGCCGCACTTTGACAATGTGTTGTATTTGAGGCATTACCAATACAACTATCACATGAACCATTGGCTTTGGTTTGAAGATGAGTTGCATTCGTTCCTTGACTATTAGAATTTACATCCTGTCCTCCTGCTGATACAGGTGGCCCTGAGCTTGGAAAAGATGGCACTACAACTTGTCCTGTCCCTCCTTTATGTTTTCTTCTTCTTTTTTTGCTTCCTCCTGTGCTATTTATACTTTGTTGTTGTGAGGTTTGATTTGACCTATAAGCCATTGCATTACTTCTAGGAGATGATGCTCCATCCTGATATCCTGCTTGTTTAAATGGTGTAACACCGCTAGTTTCACTTTGTTGATGTGGTAATGACATATATAAATATATTTAGAAAAAGTTTATACTTAAAATATTATTTATATTTACATTATAATGAATGATTTAGAGAGACTTAATCTACAGAAAATGATTCAAGCTAATGATGCGGAAAATAATACGCATTTGATTCGTAATCTTAAACATAGCAAGCTTATCTTAGCTGATGTTGATGAATTATTAAAATTAAAAAAACAAAATCCTAGATTAGCTAAATCTAATCCAGATACTTTTGATAAAATGTGTGTAAGCAAATGTCAATTTTTATTTAATAATTATACTGATATTTTTAATAAAGTTAAAAAGGACGAAATAGATTTGAATATTTTGGTAAGATTATTAAATGTTCTTCATTCTATTGAAGAAGGACAAGTAGACCAACATGAAGGATCATTTGAAGTTGGTAAATTACTAAAACAAATTTACATTGATAGTGCTTTAAAGAAAGCAGATAAATTAGACGAAAAATATTCTGACAAAAAAGGAGAACGAAAAAAACCAGAGGAAAAAATTAGTTGGAAACAATTCAAAGAGAGAAATAGTAAATAAATATTATTTTAAAATAGTTTGTAGAATAATATTTTTAATCGAATATTTTATTTTTTTTCCAAACTTCGAACTTTACTTTCTTAGGTTCATTTATTTTTTTTACATTTTTATTATAATTATTAATATTTCCTATATTTTTTAAACACAGATCTTTTATTTTTTTATTATTATATTTTGAATTTAATAC